GTCGCTTTGGTTGTGGGGTGATGAAATGTACTTTAGTGATAAAATAACGCTTCGGGCTATTACTAGCGGCGCAGACACAGACGGATATCCCACACCAGCGGAAACTGATGCTGAGGTGTGGGCTGATGTTGTGAGCGTGACACGTTCAGACATGAATCTTGCCAACACAAAAGGAAAAGAGGCAACAAAAGCTTTTAGAATCCATGCCGAAGACTGGTCGGAGCAATCACAAGTTGTTTATAACTCTAAAACTTATGACATAATTCGTGGCTTTCAAAAAGGGCTGGGGGTTATTGAATTAACCTGTTCGGATAGGGCGGTGGAATAATGGCAAAATTTGATTTTAACATTCCAACCGACTTTCTTAAACAACTTGGAAAGCTGGAAGACGTTGACCGTGTTGCCCCGCAGATGATTGACGAAGCTGTTCCAATCTTGCTTGAAAACGTTAAACAAGAGGTTGCAAAACATAAGCTAACAGGTGATATGCATAAATCAATCAAAAAATCGAAGGCTGGTAAGACCAAAAAAGGCGGTTATTTTGCTTCGGTTCATCCAAGTGGCGTTGACTCTAAAGGCGTTCGCAATATGGAAAAATTGGTTTATGCCGAGTATGGCACGTCTAAACAATCACCTACGCCCATGTTAACAAAAGCAATTAAGGACAGCGAAAGTGCTGTGTTAAAGAAAATGCAGGAAGTTTTTGAAAGGGAGGTTAAAGCATGAATATAAATTCAATAGTTATTTCCGCCTTATCCTCTCTTTCGCTTCCTGTTGCGGCCAATGTTTACACAGGCACGGCAGAGGAGTATATCACTTTCAATTATGCTGACGAAAGGCCAGCCTTACGAGCAGATGACACAGACATTTTAGACGAAACCACAATACAGGTACACTATTTCACGCGGAGCAATCCGCAAACAAATAAAAAAGCAATCCGACGACTTTTAAGGGCTGTCGGATTTTCTATTCAAAGCACCCAAGAAATCTATGAAAACGACACTGGATATTTTCACATTGTTGTTTATGCATGGGTTGAGGGTGCAATTAATGATTAAGGAGGTTAAAAAATGGCAAAAATCGGATTAAAATATCCAGTTTATGCATCGGCCACAGAAACCACTTCTGCTATTAGTTATTCTGGCGGTGCAGTCCTGGCAAAGTCCATTAACGCAAATATCGATGTTGGAGTAAACGATGTTAAGCTTTTTGCTGACGATGCTATAAGGGAAAGCGACAAAAGCTTTTCAAGCGGCACTATTACTTTTGAGATGGATGATTTGTCAAATACTGTCCAGGTTGCACTCTTGGGCTATACCGAGGGCAGCACAATTGATGCAACTCTAGGAAGCAAAGAATTGCTTGCAAGTGGCACAGATTCCCCTGCTTATGTAGGCTTTGGTTTTTATGGCAAAAAGGTGGTTGCTGGTGTTAGTAGCTGGCGGGCTATCTGGCTTAAAAAGGTACAGTTTAGCGAGCCTGCGGACGAAATGAAAACCAAAGGTGAAAGTGTGGAATTTGGCACTACTACCTTAGAAGGTACAATTATGGTTGCGGCAGATGGTTATTGGAAAGAAGAAGCAACTTTCGATACCGAAGCAGAAGCAATTGCCTACTTGAACACCAAGAGTGGCATATCTTCCGCTGCTTCCAACAACATAACCGTACTTTCGATGAGTAACGGTACTTTGACACCTTCGTTTGCTACTGGTACGTATAATTATTCTTGTGCCTGCACAGACGATACAGACATCACAGCTACTTTTGCAGCTGGTACTGCTAAAGTGTATGTTGATGGCGTTTATACCGAAACCCTTACAACCGAGGTTAAGGGCGGCACTATTGCTATGTTGGCAGGTGCAAACAAGATTATTCAAATTGTGGTACAAGAAAGCGGCAAAACTGCCGTTACTTACACCATTATGGCTCAAAGAGCTGCTTAATAAAAACTGTTTTATATTAGGGGAGGCCGCAAAGCCTCCCCTCTCTTATAAGGAGGAAAGGAAATGAGCGATTTAAAGCCACAGGGCATTAGCTTGGTGCTGGATAAAAAAGAATATAAATTATATTTTGACTTAAATGTAATAGATGATATACAAGAAAAATTTGATATTCCCATAGAACAAATGTTTGATATTTTGAATGATAATAAAAGGGTATATAAAGCTTTAAAATTTATCCTTGCGACTTTAATTAATGAGGGTATAGATTATTTTGAAACAGGAGAAAAACACGTCACAGAACGACAAATAGGGCGTTTGTTAACGCCCGCCAATTTGAAAGAGGCTGGCAGCAAGGTATTAAAAGCATTTTCTGCTGGCACACCAGAAAGCGAAGAAGAAAGCCCAAACGCCATGAGCGAGTAACGGAAAAATTCCCTGTTGCTCGCTTGTTGTTTGTTGGAAAAACATTACTTGGATATTCAGAGAAAGAAGTTTGGCAAATGACAATACGAAAATTAATGCTTTTATATACAGAGTACCAAAAAGAAAAGGGCGAATATCAAGCCCCTGTTACTATTGATGATGTTATTCCTTTTTAGGAGGTGAAAAAATGGCAGACGATTTTAAAATAGGTGCCGGCTTAGCCCTTGACGGCGAAAAAGAGTTTAGAGAAGCTGTTAAAAATATTAATAAAGACCTGTCCGTTTTGGGTTCTGAAATGGGCAAGGTTACAGCAGAATTTTCTGACAATTCAAACGGCATGGGAGCATTAACAAGTAAATCAGAGGTTTTGAATAAACAGCTGGTTGAGCAAAAAAACAAAGTTGAAACCTTAAAAACCGCCTTAGAAAATGCCAAAAATGAATTTGGTGAAAACAGTAATAAGGTTAAAGACTGGCAAATCCAGTTAAACAATGCTGAAAAAAACTTAGCACAAACAGAAACCGCCATAAAAGACAATACCCAGGCCATTAAAGATTATAACAAAAACCAGTTAGCGGCTATTAAAAATAGCGAAGAATTTAAAACCGCACAGGAAAACCTGGGCAAGGTTTTTAATGTGGTTAAGGTTGCTGCTGCTGCAGTTACTGCTGCGGTTGTTGGTTTTGCGGTTAAGGCCGTTGATACAGCTGACGAAATTCAAAGGTTGGCCGATGTTACAGGAATGAGTGCGGAACAGCTGCAAGAATGGCAATATGTTGGTAATAATTTGGGCGTTGAATTGACAACGATTACAGGGGCGCAGGCAAAACTGACAAAATCAATGTATGCCGCAACAACAGGAAGTAAAAACCAGGCCGCTGCTTTTGCTGCTCTTGGTATTAGCGTTACTGATAGTAACGGAAATTTGCGAGATGTTAAGACCGTAATGCTTGAAGCATTTGACGCTCTAAACGGTGTGGGAAACGAAACAGAGCGAGATGCCATAGCCATGCAATTATTTGGCAAGTCTGCGATGGAATTAAACCCATTAATCAAGGCTGGCGCAGATGAAGTAAATAAACTAGGGCAAGCCGCACGAAATAGCGGTATGGTTATGTCGGATGAGGCGGTTGCAGGGCTTGATGCTTTTGGCGATTCAATCGACAATATGAAATCTTCTTTAGTTGGCAAATTTGGCGAAGCGTTCGCTAGTCTTTCGCCGTTTTTGCTCGAACTGACCGATAAAATACAGAACATTGATATTAGCCCCCTTGTTAATGGCTTAAAATGGGTAATTGACAACGGAAAACTGATTGCTGGTGTTGGGCTAACGATAGCTGGCGTGGTTGCTGCTGTGAAGATTTGGGAAACTGCTACGGCAGCGGTAACAATAGCACAAAAACTTTTAAATCTTGCCATAGCTGCATCTCCAACTGGTTTAATTATAGCGGGCATTACTGGTTTAGTGGCAGCTATTACCGTTTTGTGGAAAACAAATGAAGATTTTAGAAATGCTGTTATTAATATCGGTAACCAAATTAAAACCTTCTTTACAGGTTTGGTTGAATGGGCAAGGGAAATCCCTGCAGAATTTATGAAAATTGGAGCAAATATCGTTGAGAAGATTTGGGAAGGTATTAAAGGTGCAGCTGGCTGGTTAAAAGACCAAATAACAGGCTTTGTTGATGGAATTGTCGGTGTTTTTACTGGCAAGGATGGTATTGATGCTCACAGCCCAAGCCGATTGTTTGAAAAGTTTGGTGGCTATATGGCCGAGGGTTTAGGCGTGGGCTTTACAGACAAAATGGACAAAGTTGCCCAACAGATTAATGCAAGCGTGCCTAAAAATATAGAGATGAATGGAACTTATTCGGCTAATGCTCAAATGGGCGAGGGTATTGT